TTTACACAGAACCAGGGCAGTTTCTAAGAAATATGAATCATCATCTTATGTCTTTTTCGAAAACAAAAGAGGGTTTAACTTTTGTACTGTAGAATATCTTTTAGATAATCAGAAAAAGAATATTAATGATAAGATATTCTTTTATGACACAGCTAATAAAAGTGATATAAGAAACATGACATATAGGAATATTCTCAATCTTAAGAATATTTCATTGGTAGATAACACTACGAAAATGACTTCTGGTAGTTTAAATATGTCAGTCAAAAGATTTGACCTTCTAACTGGTAAAACTGAAGTTTCTAATTATATTAATAGAGAACAGCAGCACAAATTTAAATTCTCCTCAGAAAAACCCAAACCAATCAATTCTGAATCTTTTGAACAAAAATATGGTAAAACTTCTGCGGTTTCATTATTGGTTCCACATTCTAGTGAATTTCCAGAAAATTATATCAGTGGTTCTTTAGGAGCAAAACACTCATATGTAAATAAATTAGATCAAAATTTATTTTATATCTATGTTAATGGTGACACAGCATTAACTGCTGGTGATGTAATCACTATCAATGTTCCTACACCAATCGGAGGAACTGAGAAACCAAAAAATGATAGATTGTTGGAAGGTAATTATCTTATTTCTAAATTAAGACACATTGTTGTAAATTTAAGCCCAACGGAAAAGTCTTACACTATTGCTATGGAATTAATTAAAGGCTCTTATGAGGATGATATATAATGACAACTAAGCGAATGGGAGAGGAAGGGTTGCGTTGGTTTGTCGGCATAGTAGTCGACATCGATGATCCAAAACAACTTGGTAGACTCAGAGTAAGAGTGGTAAATGAAACGGATGATACAGCAATTCCTGTTAGTGATTTACCATGGGCAACACCAATCATCCCTATTACTTCAGCAAGTCTTAATGGTGTAGGAAGATCTCCTACAGGACTTCTTGTTGGGTCTCATGTGTTTGGTTTTTATCTAGATGGTCAAGAAAAACAGTTACCAATGATTTGGGGAACTTATGCCAAGCTTCCTGATGGTACTCAAAAAACTAATGATGTTCCTGCTCTTGCTAGAGGAACTAACACTATTCCTGATAAGGCAGATGGTAAGATAGAACCTAAATCTTCTTATGCTGCTAAGTACCCTTATAATCATGTAACTAAAACTCAATCTGGCCATGTTGTTGAATTTGATGACACCCCTGGTCACGAAAGAATTCGCACTTATCACAAGTCTGGCACATACACAGAAATTAATAAAGACGGTCAAGAAGTATCTAAGATCGTTGGTGACGGATATGAAATTGTTGTTAAAGACAAAAAAGTGTATGTGGGGGGAGACTGCACAATAACGGTATTAGGCAACTGCACTATTAATGCCAAGAAAACAGTTAAATTGAAATCTGATAAAAATAGTATTGTTCTAGAGGCTCCTGGTGGCGTACAAGTTCTTGGTGGTTTAATGGTTAAGGGAGCTATGGGATCTAAGCTTGGTCAATCTGGTTCTTTCCACACATTAGATAAGGTCGTTACTTTTGTAAACGGCATTATCACTGATATAACTTAAGGAATTTTATTATGAATAAAACTATTAAAGAAATTGATGATATGGTGAATCAGATTAGCAGCACTATAGATTGCCAAGCTTTAGAGCTTTTGGTAAGTGAATATGTTGCATCTATTCAACAAATAATTGAAGATAAAATTGAAGATCAAATCAAGATAGCTCAGAACGCCTTTCCTCTTTTGACATTACCATTTCCAACTCCACAAGCTATTATTAAATGGCTCGGTAAGCTGATTATGGGTGATGCTTTCTTACAGCTCCAGTCATACATTAAACAGGCTCAAGAGATAATTCAATTGTCAAAGGACATAATTAAATTGATAAATGCAATAAGTAATATTGAAGAAACCTTAAAGGCTTGCCTCATTACGATAGAGGCAGAAACTTTAGGGAAAATTCAGGCTCTGGTAGATGCTCAAATCCAGCCTATTTTAGATAAGGTCAATGAAACTCAAAATCTTATTAACACTTTAACTACCGTCTCTTTAGATGGATTGCTTCTGGATACATCCAGCCCAGAATCATTTCTCAATAGTGTTGATACTAAATTAGCAGTTTTACAAAGCGCAATAAGTAATATTACTCCGGAAGATATTGCAGTTCCTACTCCCCCAGCATAAAGAGAAAAAATGGCATCATTTAAACAAGAGAAGTTTACTGTTATCCAGGCTCAAACAGACCTGTTTAGTGACATGTACACGAACTTCGTCGTGCATCCAGAACTTCACGATCTTGTCACTAAGAAAAACGAAGAGGCTATCAAACAGGCTATTATTAATCTATTATTCACTAACAAGTATGAAAGGCCATTTAACCCAACATTTGGTTCTAATTTAAAGAAATACCTCTTTGAGCCTATTAACTCGGTAACTACCTCCAGCATAGAGAATGAGATCAGATCCTGTATCGAAAACTATGAACCTCGAGTTAAGATCATCGACTTGGTGGCTACTCCATATGAAGAAAAGAATGCTTATGCAATAACTCTTACCTTTTATATAATAAATAATAGTAATCCGATTACATTAACCACATTACTTTATAGAGTAAGATAAAAATGGCCAATTCTAGTATCTCACTAACAAGCCTAGATTTCGCTGATTATAAGAACAGCCTCAAGACTTTCTTATCTTCTCAGAATCAGTTCAAGGATTACAACTTTGAATCTAGTAATCTTAATGTTCTTCTAGATCTTTTAGCCTATAACACATATCAAAATGCATTTTATATGAATATGATAGGCTCTGAGATGTTCCTAGACACCGCCCAGCTTCGTGACTCAGTGGTTCTTAAGGCTGTCGAGCTTAACTATACTCCAAGGTCATTCCGTTCTTCTTATGCAAAGGTGAACCTTAGTATCTCTGATGTACCCAATAATCCTCTTTTATTGACTATTCCTGCAGGCACCTCGTTCACTGGTAAGGCTGGATCAAATACATATACATTCTCTACTAACCAGAACCTTGTAGTTGAGGCTTCGGGAAATGGAGTCTTTAATGCAAGTAATGTAGAAATTTATGAAGGAACTCCTGTTACAGACACCTTCGTAATTAAGCCATCTGCAACTGTTGACAACCAGCAGTTTATTTTATCTAATCCCACTATTGATACTGAGTCATTAACAGTGGTGAGTATTGAAAATGGTGGTGCTAATGTTATCCCTTATTTACTATCGACAACTCTTTTAGACATTAAAGAAACCACTCCTGTGTATTTTTTACAGGGTTCTGATAATAGTCAATACCAGATAATTTTTGGTGACAATGTTGTCGGTCGAAAGCCTCTCGACAACTCAGTAGTTTCCGTGAGTTACCTAGTGACGAATGGTCAGCTACCAAATGGTATTTCGATCTTCAGCCCTAATGGCACTATTGGCGGCGGCACAGCTAATGTAGTTACTGTTTCTGCTGCTACCGGTGGTGATATTGCAGAAAATATTGAATCGATTCGTTTCAATGCTCCTCGGCATTATGCTACACAGGAAAGAGCTGTTACGACTACGGATTATGAAACTCTATTACAAGTAACATATCCTGAAATTCAAGCCTTATCGGTTTATGGTGGTGAGACTACAACTCCTCCTCAATATGGTAAAGTTATTATTTCTATGAAATTGTATAATTTTGATATTGTTCCTCCTTACAAAATCAATGAATACACAGAGTTCTTAAAGGTTCGTGCACCACTAACTATTACCCCTGCGTTCATTGAACCCGAGTACACATATGCAAGTGTTACTACTAATGTGAAGTATAATGTAAATCAGACTACATTACAGCCAGCAGATATTTCTGCATATGTAACCACTGCTATTCAAAATTACAGCAGAGATAATCTTGAAGACTTCAAGTCCACTTTATTATATTCGAAGTTAGTTTATGCAATCGATAATGCTCAGTCAACTATCATCAGTAATGAAACTGATTACATGGTGATGAAGAAGCTAATTCCATCGATGCAGGGTAAGAAGAACTACCAGTTAAATTTCAAAATGGCTATTAATTCTAATCTTCCCCCAGAAGCGTTAAATCACGAAATTGGAGATGAGCATGCTGTTCAAACTAGTAAATTCATTTATAATGGATTGCTTGTTAATATTGAAGATGATGGTAATGGCAATCTTCGTATCGTTGAAGAACAAACCGATGGGTTGCATCATACCGTAGTAGATACCGGCGTAGGTACTGTAGATTATGAAACTGGTACAATCAATATAACTAACTTCTATACTTCAAGCTACTTCGGTGATTCTATCCGAGTTTATATAATGCCAAGAAATAAAGATAATAGCACTAATGAAAATGTAATTTTTCAAATTCCTAATGATGAAATCAAGGTATCAGTACAGATCGTAAGACAGTAATGAGTGTATCAGAAAAAACTATTTCTAATCTAATTCAGAGTCAGTTTCCTGCATTCTATAATGAATCAGGTCCGACTCTAATTGCGTTTGTTCAAGCTTATTATGAATGGATGGAGCAAGAAGGCAATCCTATCTATCAGGCTCGTAATCTATTAGAGTATAATAGGATTGATTCTACTGTAGAAGAATTCTTAGTTCATTTTAGTAAAACATATCTACAAGGTCTTCAGTTTGCTTCTGTTGCTGAAAAAAGATTAACCGTAAAGAAAATTCTTGATCTTTATAGAGCAAAGGGAAGCCTTCGCGCACTCAAGCTTCTATTCCAGTTAGTATTCAAAGAAGATATCGAGGTATATCTTCCAGCTACAGATATTTTAAAACCATCTGATGGTGTGTGGACAGTTCCTCAGTATTTGGAAATATCTAACACTTCTAGAAATAAAGAATTCGTTGGTAAGCAGATTACTGGGTTCGCTTCAAAAGCGACTGGGTATGTGGACCGTCTTGTTCGTAAGAGAATTTCCTCCAAATATGTTGATTTATTCTTTGTAACCAATACCTCAGAAAACAATTTTAGAGTAGGAGAATTATTAACCTTTGATAATGATTTGTCCAAACCTTGCCCAAGTGTGCTAGGATCTTTAAATTCTCTACTTGTTTCTGATGGTGGCGCTGAGTTAGCAGTAGGTGAAATTGTATCTCTAACTTCTGATTATGGCAGAGGTGCAACAGCAAGAATCACCGAAATAGAAGATACTACAGGTGTTGTTAATTTTAAATTAGAACCAACAGTAGATAATCTTGGCAAATTAACAGGGTTTGCTGATGGTGGTGATGGTGGTTGGGGATTCAGTAAGCTTTATTC